TGGCTGTCACGTTTTCCCTGTGGCGGGGTAGCTCAGGTGGTTAGAGCAGCGGAATCATAATCCGCGTGTCGGGGGTTCAAGTCCCTCTCCCGCTACCAACTTTATCACCGACAGGTCGGAACTCATAAGGCTTGAGAGATAAGCCTTCAGGCTGACTGAATAAGCCTCTCCGGCTGGCGTCGGCTCCACAACGACCGCGGCCACTAGTTGACGGAACGTTTCCCCAAGCTCAATCGGCACATTACCGTCGCTCGATCGCAAGATTTTCGCCAAGCTTTCTATGCTAGCCCGGAAACTGCGCAACGCTTTAGGCTGAAGCTCAATCACATTTACCGGCTCATCGACCGTGTCGAGAATTGCCTGGTACCTACTTCGCTCCTCGCGAAGGCCCGTCAGCAAAACCGCTGCTTCGTCGTCCTCGATCAAGCCCTTCACTATTTTCTCAATTATTTTCGTGATGCCGTCTTTGGCATCATTCAAGCCGCGTTGCGCTGCCGCTCTGCTTTTGAAGGCGTTTCCGCGCCGCCGCTTCAACTCCTCCTCATATGTCTTCACGTAGGCCTCGATGACGCTCGTATCGGCAAATGCCATGCGTAAGCTGTCGATAACCTGTTCTTCGATCCGGTCGATATAAAACCGTCGGCGGTTATCACACGTTCCGGATTCCCGGTAGGTGCTGCACTGGATGCGATTGCCGCCCCGATCCGGGCCGACTATCACCATTCCCCCGCCGCACGCTCCACAGCGCAGCAGGCCCGAAAGCAGCCGCTTCGATCTGGGCTGCATCATCTTGTGTTCGCCACCGGTGGCGGCCTTTCTCTCCTGCACCTTCTGGAATAACCATTCATCCACGATGCGCAGATGCGGAACGTCGATCGTCTCGTGTTCGCTCGCGTCGTTCGCGCGCGAAACACGGCGCCCGGTGCTCGGGTCTTTCACCATACGCACCCGGTTCCAAATCATCCGGCCGTCATAAATGGGATTGCGCAGGATGCCATATCCGCGCGTCCCGCTGCCGTTTATTGTCGATGCGTTCCATTTATCGCCGCGGGGAGGGGTAATGCCTTCTTCGTTCAATGCGCCGGCAATGGTTCGCGGCGATGTCCCGGCCGAATATTGCTTGAAAATTCGAACGATGATCTGCGCTTCGTCTGGAAGAATGCGAAGCTCTCCCGGTTTGCCCGGTACCGGCTCATAGCCGTATGCCCTGCCGCCAGCGTGACGGCCTGAGCGAACAACGCCCACCATGCCGCGCTTGACCTTCTTGGCACCTTCCTCACGCTGCATCTGCCCCACGACGCCATACATGCCGATCTGCATCGTATCCATGACGCCGCCGTTCACGCAGTTCATTTCGACGCCGCGAAACTTGAGCGTCTTATGAATGTGCGCCAGGTCGGCAATGTCGCGGGAAACACGGTCGGGAGACTCCGATATCAGAACATCGAAGGTTCCGTTTTCTGCGTCCTGCATCAGTTGAGACAGGCCAGCGCGCCCAAACATGGACGCGCCTGATTTCGCTCTGTCGTGAAACGTCTTGACGATCTGCGCGCCGATGCGCTGCGCGTGGGCTTCGCAGAGCCTTATTTGATCCTCGACGGACTTGTCGTTTTGCAGGTCGGTCGAATACCGGGCGTAGATAGCTGCGCGTCTCATTTCGATCTCTTGGCGGGTGTGGCGGGTTTCGCGTCGTCATTGGACGGTCGCAAGGCTTCAGCGTCAGCCTTCGCCTGCCACCTTGCCAATGCCTTCACGAACTCAATCAAAGGATTTTCTTTCTCCATCGATCAGTTCTCCCCGTTATTCGACTTATCCACAGGGGCGCTGTTGTCGAATGACTTGACGAAGGCTGCCAGTTCGATTGCCCTCATGTCTTCGCATTCCGCCTCGTATTGGACGAGCAGGCACATGCGGATATGTGCCTCTTCATCGTTTTTGGGCTTCCGGTGGTTCAGGGTCTCGATCAAACGCGTCCGTTCGGAGTGCATGAACTCCAACATCGTGTTCAGGTATTCGCCTGCGGGTTTGAGGCCCCTGTCAGTCTTACTCCTGGGCTGGTTCATAACGCCGGAAAGCCCAGTTATGGCGAGCGATAGCGCTTCATACACGGCGTTGAATTGACGACCCTCGAAAGCCGTCATGTCCAGTTCGTTGAGCCAATCCTGCTCGGGCCGAAGGAATTCTACCGGAATTCCGTTGATCGCCGTAATCATGCTTCTTCTCCCGCATTGATGAGGGATGCGAGGAAGACGGATTGATCTTGGCCGCTCAGAGATGAGCCATAGACCTTCTTGACGTGCGCCGCCTTCATGCGCGCGTCTTCCAGCGTGTTAATCGGGTGCGCGATGATTGCTTCGTTCAGATCGTTTTCCAGATCGGCAAGCCGATCTTGCTCTCTGCCGAGATCATGAAATCCGCTCGATGTTGCCCATGCCTGATAGCGCGCTTCGCGGGCGTCGAACATCGCGAGATAGCGCTCACGATCAGCTTCGATCCTAGCAAAGTGAGGCGCGAAGTTCTGCGCGTTTCCGCAGAACTCGGCGTTCATCTTGAAAACCTTCGCCTCGCGGTCGAAGAGGTGATTTACAGCATCGCGCGACATCACGAACTTTTGCTTCAGCATGTGCCAACGGTAACTGTGCGTCAGCTCGGCTCTATCGAGCTTCGCAACCGGCGGGCGCTCGGGACTTTCCCAAAGAGCCTCCGACAAACCGTCAACGCGATTGGCTTCGGCCGTGACTTCGTTATAGGCAGCGATCAGCGCTGCTAGCGCCGATGGCTCGGTCTGGGCGGTCGTTACACCCTCGCAGGCCGCGGAAGCTACAGGGAGCGCGGCAGCAGCAACGCCGCCGAGAAAGATGCGACGGGTCGTTTTCATTCTGGTGTTCCTTCCAGATAAAGGAGAGCAGCGCGTGTCATGGCGGTGAGGCTGTCGGAACAGGAGAACGCATCGCACTCTTCAAGGGCGTGACGAAGGGCGGCAATTGCCCCTTCTCTTGTCGTGCACGGCTTGTCCCACGCCTCGACCACCTTCATCGGTGGTCCATACGTTTTCGCGATAACGGCTTCTTCGCCGCCATGCTTGTGGTGGTCTGCGCTGGGGATGGCCTCAAAGGCTTTGTTGCCATCGGCGTATGCTTGAAGAGCGGCTATAACCGGGTCAGGCTCCTTGCTGCGATCAAAGCGGATGCTACGGAACCAATAACCGCGAACATCGCCCGCCGGGTAGACCATTGCCATGAACTGGCCATTGACCCACTGTGGCAAGGTTTCGGAAAGCTCGAAAGCCAGGCGCTCGACGCGATCAACGGGGAGTTCTTTTTGGCGTGCCTCGAGAACGGCAATTGCACCGGCCAGCAGATTGGGCACCATTTCGGGGCTGTCGAAGTCGTTCACCTCCTTCTCGGCCAGACGCAGCGCCATCATGGCGCCTTCCAGAGTTGACGGTTTGGCATCGGTTTCCTGCAACGCTTCGAGTGAAGCATGGAATTCGGCTTCGGCAGACGAGTTTGCGGGAGCCTTCCCCGCGTTCATTGTCGCTTTTGCGGCAAGGTAGCGTTCGATCATAGCTTCAAGGGTAACTTCGGGCATGGCTTCGCCAGCGGCCGGAATCGTGTTCGGCATGATGGTGTCTCCAAATTGTCAGGTGGATTGGGGTTGCTGAAAAATCAGCAGGGCATCATTCGCGTTTTGGCAGGATCAGCTTGAACCGGCCGTCGATGTATGGGTGAGTATGGAGCGCGCCAGCCGAGTGCCGGCATTCGCTCACGAAGCGCTTAAAGATTGCCGAGACTTCTTTGATAGCGAAGCCGGAGTTGTGTGCGCCTTCGGCGTGTTGATTGCGGACAAGCACGCGAACTGTCGGTGCGAACGGGCTATCGCGCATGATCTTGTCGACCACCGGGACAGACAGGCTATATTCCTTGTTCATCCGCTTCCGGATGCGCTCGATGCCTTCACAGTCGGTGGGCATACGCTCAAGAACCGTATGGGCCTGCTTGATTTCGGCAATGTCGGAAACGACCGCATCAAGTTTGGCGTCTTGTTCAGACTGGCGGCGCTCCATGTCGACAAGCGCTTGAGCATTCTGCAGGGCCATCTCAGCCATCGTCATCGGACGACGATCGGCGCGGTTCGCGAAGTAGGCTTCTTCAAGCTCGCCATAGACGTCCCATGCTATATCAGTGTCAAGGATCTTTGCGTGACGGGATGCGCCGCGGTCGGTCCAGAGCATGAGGCTCTTGGCGTTCTTACCAACAGCATCCCTAAAAGAGATGCTGTTCTTCAGGTCGCGCAGATCGTCACCGCCCACCTTGAAGAAGTGTTTGCCTTCTTCGAAGCGTTCGACGTTACGGTCGTAGTTGTTGATGACCTGCGTTGTGGATGCGCCGAACACCTTTGCTAGGCGCTCGGTCGTCAGCACGCGCACGCCATTGAAGGCGGTTACCGGAAGTGCATTCCCATGGATTTCTACGGTATGCATGTTCGCTCCATCGAGTTGATAGAGCATTATATAGCATGTTTTGCTAATCTGCCGTCAATAGCTGCATAGCAGAAAAACGCTTAGTTGTGGTCTTCGGACTGATTTTGCTCGGGCTTTTGATTGCAAATTATGATTGCTGCGACAGCAACTCCGTCGAGTTCAACGGCCCTCTGGCGACCATCAACACCAGTAAGAATGTATTTTCCGCCTGCCGACTTTCGCAAGTGGCCCAGCTGCGCGACGTCATAACCATCCACCCAGACCATACAGAAGCGATCGAGGTAAGCGCTCTCAAAGTCCGTTGCTACGTTGTCAAAGCAAATCAGGTCTTGATCGTGGAATTGAGGGTAAAGCTCGTTACCCTCCACGACGTACCACTGCCTCGAAGGTTCGTGAAATATGCCGTTTTCTATCTTTGCGATTCGAGGTTCGTCTTCATCAAACAGAGTTGGAATCCCGCCATCCCCGATCTCTCCAGCAAACTGTATCGTCGTCAGAACCCGGTCAACTGGCAGCAATTCCTCGGCCGTAACCTTTAAGGCTTCCATAAGCTTCACAATCCACTTGGGAGAGAGGCGAATTAGCCCTCGCTCAAGCTTACTGACTGTTATCCAGTGAACCCCTACGAGATCGGCAAGTTCCTGTTGGGTCAGGCCCTTTTCAGCCCGTACGGTTGCTATTCTGTTTGTCGGTTTGTGCGATGCATTCTTCATAAGCCAATTATGGCTTAGGGCCGTTAAAAATGACATAACACGAATATGCTATATCTAGCTTGACCAGGCATAGCGTTTTATTGCTATATAGTCGAGCCATGACAAACCAATCACTCACCCCAAAACGCTGGCGACAGCAGAAGCAATTATCGATGGCAGGCATTGCCGCAATGCTTGGCATCGGCGGTAAAAACCCGGCGCGAACCTGGCACCGATACGAAACGGGGATATCAGCGCCTCCAATTTCGTTGGTGGCCCGGGTGGAACTTATCAGCGATGGGCAAGTGACGACATCTTCGTGGATGAACGTTCGCCAGTCTTTCCTATCGCGCAAATCAAGTGAGGTGTCGCCATGAGCGCCACCTCTGCCGCCATCTGGCTTTCCAACCTCCCCACATGGCCACCGGAACCCGCCCAGGAGTTGGCGACACGGTTCGGCCTTCCTATGCCTCAGGCTCGTGAAGCCGTCGAGGAAGCTCGCAACATGAAGATGCTGCGGAGGGCTTTCAGTTGAGCACCCCTCCTTGGACGAAAGAGTTCAAAGACATCAAGCGGTATGACTGGCTAACTGCGGTGAACGTCAGCACCCAACATTGCGACCGCCCTCGCGATCTGCGTCTGGCAAACACGTTGATGCAGCACATGAACGACGAAACTGGGCTTTCTTTCCCGACGCAGGAAAGCATCGCCAAATGGAGCCGTCTCGCTGGGGACCGTCAGGTTCGGACTTCCATTCGATCGCTTGAGGCATCAGGCGCCGTCACCAGCAAGAGGATGCAGGACCTGCAACCCGAAACGCTGGAGGTAGTGAAAAAGCTCGGCCATCGGACGATGAGAGCAGTCGTCTACAAGCTCAATCTGTTTTGGGCCTTCGAGACTTTCGAGCGCTACAAGTTTCAGATGGCCAACGGCCCGAGCGAGACCAGGAAGAAGCTTGCAGCAAGAATGCAACACCGGCCTGAGACAGGCCGGTATGAGCGGTCTACGTCAGACCGGTATAAACCGGCCTACGTCAGACCGGCTAACACTGTAGGGTACACTGTAGACACACTAGATTCTGCAGGGAGTAAGGAAAACCTACTCTACGGTAGAGAGGAACGTATAGAGGACATTGATCCTTTAATTCTCATCCCCCCGGAAGATCCCAGAGAAGCCCGACGCTGGATTGATGCCATCTGCTCGGATCGATCGCGGCTAGCAGAAGCCCTTCAGCGTCTCGCCACAGATTCTCTCACGCCTGAATTCATCAGGGAGATTGCCGCATGACGGATCAACCCGACCTTTTTGAATGGGCCCACCTTCATCAACCGCCTGAAGCCGTTGTTCTCGACGCGCTGCCGTACCTGCTCAAGAAGATCAGGATCGAGCAGGCTTACAAAATCCCACGGCCGACTGGGGGAGCGGTTGTCATCCCGATGCAAAGGAGAGCAGCATGACGCACCCAGTCCACATCGAGTCAGGCCAGTGGGTCTTGGCCTTTGACGAGCACTATGGGCCCTTTAACCGAAACTTTCAGGAACACCTTGAACGGTTCTCAAGCCGCGGTGGCGGATGGAATACGCGGCGCGCGAGGACGAAAAAGCGGTCAAGAAAATCCACAAGCTCCTGCCGCACATTTTTGCGAGGGCGAAATGATCCTGCTCGAAATCATCAAGATCAAGCTGCAGCTGGTTGCCCGCAAATGGAGGGTCGCGCGATGACCCAAATTCTCAACGTCACCCGGAACGACGATGGCCAGTTCGAGCTCGTCAATGCCGCCGGCAAGCTGGTCGAAGGTCTATTCGAAACGAACGCCGCCGCATGGAAAGCGCTCGATCGGATTGACAACGACGACGCCAGCCGGCCGGATAAGCGGCGCAGCAACAAAAAGGTGCTTTGGGGCAAGCCCGAGAATAAATCAAAGAAGCAGCGCCGAAAGGAGAAGCGACAAGCTGGACAGCAGCACGGCAAGATGACGCCGAAGCAGGAACACCAGATGAAGGTCAACGCAGCCAAGGCTGTGGGCTGGGTGCGCACGGTCGCCGCCGCGAAGTTCGATCCGGCTGCAAAGCGCGCGTACCGAGATCAGAAGCTCGGCACGTTCGGCGCCGCGTCTGAGGTGCGCAAGATCGATCCCGTGGAGTATCTGGCCGAGAAGGCGGCAAGGGGTGAGATTTGAACCGATCACCCAACGGCATCAACGTGCATCGCTTCCTTGAAGGCTACGGCGTCAAGGTGCTGCCGTATCATCTCAAGCGCGACCCACGACCGGCCAATGTCGTTTATGGCGGCCGGGAAGTCGCACGCCTGATGCGCAAGGACATGGACAGGACCGACATAACCGTCCGCTGTATCCAAGCCAGTAACCCCGTTTGCTTCGATGATATCTATCTCTGGTCGATCTGGCGGTTTCTTGCCGTCCATTTCCCCCACAGTGATGCGAGGGAAGCGATTGGCGCGTTCTCCGCTATCGACGTCGCGCAGATCAAGCAAGCAGCTCTGCGCCTCTCTGTGGGAGTCGGTGGAACACTATCAAAACAAACTGCCGCGATCGGTATCGAGTTGGCGCGGGCCATTCTGCAGAAGGAACCCATTGTATGAGCAAAAACGCATCCATGACCGAAGCACAAAGCGGCATTCTCGAGCGGCTGATAGAGGCGTTCGAAACCGATATCGCCCTACCGGTTCGTGTCGGGCCGCAGGCTTTCGGATCATCCATGCCAGACTACATCCACACGCCAGCCGAAAACTTTGCCAGAGAGCGCGAGGATATCGCTGAAGGCGGCCGCTGGAAAAAGGAAATGGAAGCATCTGAACGCCGGCGAACCGAACGCCGTGCGAAGTGTTCACGGGAACGCGTATCACGGATGGAAGAAGCATTTGACTGGATCAGGCGCTTCATCTGGGACGATGAAACCCGCCAGGTGCTGCTTGCCTATGCAGAGGTGAAGGCCCGCGGATGGGATTGGAGTCGGTATCTGAACAACCGAAACCGGCGCAATCCGCAAAAAAAGGCGTGGGTTAAACGAACAGTTCAGCGCTGGATTGTTCGGTCTTTGCAAATAATTGAAGAAGGCGTTCGCCAGAATGGGACGGTCTGGCCTTTGGAGACGGGTTTACAAGTGGCCCACGAGGAGACAAAACACACGGGCAAATCAATAAGATCGGGTTTGCGTTCGTGGACATCGCCCGAAGAAATGCCCGCCACATAGCGGATGAAAGACCGGGGTCCACAGAGAAGTTAATATTGAGGTAAAGAGCAAATCGATGGTAAGCGTGAATCGCGAAGTCGGCGGGGAAGCTCCGAACCGCTCATTGCATTGGGACGCGTGGCTTACCCGTTATGTATTCCAGTCTACCCTCTTTATTTTTTGCCACAAAAAAACGTTCTTCTTTATCTGCCAGTTGAGAGTTTATCCATTCGATGGGCCACCAATCTTTACCGTAGCCTGCAGGTAGGGGCGCGTTAGTAGTTAACCGATATACCTCTAGTAGTTCCGAAACAGTGCTTCGCCTGAGTCTCTCAAGAATTTCTTGATGTGTCTGAGCAGCTTGGTCGCCTTGGGCTGATATACGAGTTTGCCCGTTTTGAATTGCTAGAAGCGCCGCATCAGCATTTTCTCGCCGAAATCTTTCTAAAGCGATATCAGCATTCTGTTGCGCGCCGTTCCAAGAGGCTAGAAAGCCTCCGACTGCGGTAAATATTATAGCAACCACCGCTCCCCAAGTGGTTGGATTATTCCAAAATTCCCAGGATGGAATATTCAACTCTAAAAGCTCCATAGAACGCACAAGGTAATCAATCGCGTCTCTAATTAGAAAGCAAGGTCCGGTCCTAGCGCCAACAAAACGAGCAACATCAAAAAACCGCGCGGCGTGCGATGCACGCATGAGTCGATTAATTGACTCGCGTTATGCATGATTTTTTGATTTCACTTCTCCTGTAAAGGAGCAAGGAACAATGAATCATAAAGTGAATTATTGGAAAAAAGACAAGCTAGGCCGCAAGCAAGACGCTGAGTTTTTGTATAATTTTTTGGTTGGCCAAGTAGCGAAAAGACGGGAGCAGGACAGACCCGGTTCATACGTGTTGAATGTGGACTCTGTTTGGGGAGGTGGAAAGAGCTTTTTTCTTGATGGTTTCGCTGAAGACGCGGTTCAGCGTAAACATATTGTGGTCCGCATAAATGCATGGAAGGACGACCATGCTCAGGACCCCTACGTGGCTATTATGGCTGCGATTGATGGCGCGTTTGCGCCTCACCTAAAAGAGCAATCTACGCTACAGTCTTCATGGCAGAAAGCGAAATCCAGCGGCGGTGCGATCGCACTTAGAGTTGCAGGCGCGGTTACTAAGGGCCTCATAAAGAAGCACACAGGTGTATCGCTCGACGAGTTGGGTGAGATTGCTTCTGGCGACATTGCCCATACGGTTTTAGAAGAAGGTGGACAGGCTATTGCTGGGCAGTTCGAGAAGCTATTCGACGGTACGCTCGAGGCAATGATTGAAGGCTTCCAGACTACCGAGAAGGCCACATCTGATTTTCGTAAAAGACTTTCTCAAGTCGTGAAGGCTTTGGGTGGAGAGGCAAAAAAGCCAATCTTCATTCTCGTGGATGAACTTGATAGGTGCCGTCCAAGCTATGCAGTGCAATTGCTGGAGCGCGTTAAGCATCTATTCGATGTTGATGGTGTGATTTTCGTCTTCGCAACAAATTCGGACCAACTCAAACATTCTATAGCGGGGGCCTATGGTGCAGGCTTCGATGGTTTCAGCTATCTTAAAAGGTTCTTTGATCGAACATACGTTTTTGAGGAACCTTCGATAGAAGAACTTGTTAGCGCTCTATGTGAGGGCCTTCCCGCTGGGAAAATACGGGCTCCTCAGGATAAATTAGATGAGGCAATCTGGACCGGATGTCGGGCCATGGATTTCGATTTAAGGGCTATTTTTCAAGTGATGGAGGTAATCGAAAACACTGCGGTATCCTGGCCACACAAGATACCTATGGATATTTCATTGTTGTTTCCTGTATGCGCGAATTTTTATCTAACCGGCAAAGCACAATGGCCGGATGACGGAGATTTTCGCAATAAGCGCAATTGGGTAATGAAGAGGTATCGTCGTGATCGCGATGGCTCCGAAATAGATCGATCATTCTACATGATGTCGATTTACGCCCAAGCAAAATCGAAACTCGGCGCACTAAGCTACTCCATGAACGCAAATGGATCAGAAGGCATCGTAGAAGATTATGTCTCTGGGATATTCAGGCCTGAATGGAACGGAGTTTATGTTGACGACGTGCAACCGTCTATACAGGCGCAGATACTTCCTTTGGTGGTAAATGCTGGTAGACTTACGAGCGATCGATAGGTGTAACCGTTGCAGTGACATATTCAAAAAAATTGAGTTAGGCGGCGAAAGCTGCCTTTCTAATTTCTGGGATTTGCCAGCCGGCGTAAGTGGGGTGTTAACAACTATCTCGGTGATGCCGCATGACCACCACCGAGCAAGAGCTGTAGGGCGTTAGCCCGTGGGTTTGCAGTATTGGCAAGCGCCCACGTCTTTGAATCTTGGCCCGAGCGACCCCATGAACGATGCCGCCGACGAGTAGGTCGTAAAGCCTTCCCAGTAAGTCGGGCCAGTACCCTTGTCTTGGTTCTCTTGGCCCTGGCCGTTTCGGCAGTGTTTGCATTCTGACTTGTGAATGCGAGCCCTACAGTGAGGTGGGAACACTTTCACATAAAATCGCTTCTCGTCACCCATCCCATCCGCCAAGGTTGTCTACGCCAGTATTCAGGAACGCAAGGTCAGCTAGTTGCTATTCCTTGCAGACGGGAAACGACGAAACTAAAGTCTTCGGCCACATGATAAGTTAGGTTACTATCACCGCCCGGGGCAGCAAGATGAATAGCCGTTTTGTCGTTATGCTTAGTGACGGAAACGACAAACTCCGGGTTGATCGCCACTTCAGCGCCCTGCGGGGACGTTCTGGTAAATTTCAACAGTTTCATTTTCCGCTCCTGTTTGACTGACAGGAACGATGCATTGGTGCGTCGGTTTTTTCAACCAGGAAGCACTATTGATGGTTAACCTAGAAAAGCAGAGTAACCGATGGGTAGGAAGACGGAATTCAATCAGCGCACCGCTGACGCGATCTGTGAACGCCTCGCCAACGGTCTGAGCCTGAGAGCGATATGCAGAAATGACGCAATGCCGTCAAAGACGACGGTGTTCAAATGGCTGCATCAAAATGCGGAGTTCGCTGACCAGTACGCGCGTGCGCGCGAAGCCCAGGCTGATCACTTCGTTGACGAGATTGTCGAGATTGCCGACCGGCCGAAGCTGGGCAAGAAAACGAAGCGGACTTCGGACGGAAAGCTGGAAGAAACCACCTTCGACATGACCGAGCATCGCCGGTTGCAAATCGAGACGCGCAAATGGGTTGCTGCCCGGATGCGACCGAAGAAATACGGCGACAAGATCGATGTCGAGCAGAAGACGACGCTTGAGGCTGGCGACAGCGTAATGGCGCTGATGAAGGCGATCGATGGAAAAACCCGCACTAAGTGAGGACATCGTTGCGCAATGGTCTGACCGACGCTGGCGCCTGAATAACCTCTATTACATCAAGGACAAGCACGGCAACGTCGTGCTGTTCAAGATGAACCCGGCGCAGGAAAAGCTGCTGGATGAGCTTCATTACCTGAACATCATCCTCAAGGCGCGGCAGATGGGTTTCTCGACCTTTATTCTGCTGCTGGCGCTGGACTGCTGCATATTCAATTCGAACTTCGCGGCCGGTCTTATCGCTGACACGAAGAAGAATGCGCAGAACCTGCTTGAGCGCATCAAGTACGCCTATGACAAGCTGCCCGCGCCGATCCAGCGCACTGTTCAAATCGTGTCGGACAATTCGACGGAGATAGAGTTCAGCAATGGCTCGGGCGTCGAGGTGGGCGTTTCCCTGCGATCTGGCACGAAGAACTTTCTGCATATCTCCGAATACGGGAAGATCTGCGCAAAGACGCCTGACAAGGCCAAGGAAGTGAAGTCCGGTTCGCTGAACACTCTGGCAGCTGGGCAGCTTGGTTTCATCGAAAGCACGGCAGAAGGCAGGGGCGGCGACTTCTACGAAAAGGTGCAGGCGTCTCGGAAGATTCTGGATGCAGGCCGTGAACCCGGCGAGATGGATTATCGGTTCCACTTCTTCGCATGGTGGGAAGATGGCTCATACCAGCTGAGCAAGCCCACGCTGATCACTGAAGAGGACGCGGTCTATTTCGCGGGGCTTCAGGAAGAGCACGGCATACGGCTCACAGAGCCACAGAAATGGTGGTACGTGGCTAAGAAGGCCGAACAGGGTGAGGACATGTGGAAAGAGTTTCCGTCCACTCCTGACGAAGCTTTCCGGGCAGCAAAGGAAGGCGCGTATTTCGGCAAGGAGATGCGCACGCTGCGCCAGTTGGGCCGGATCGGTTCTTTCCCGTTTGTGCCGAACATCGCCGTCAATACCTTCTGGGATTTCGGCCTGAACGACAACCAGACGATATGGCTGCATCAAGAGGTGGCGGGAGAGCATCGGTTCCCCGGTTACTTCGAAGACAGCGGTATGGGTCTCGGCCACTATTTCAACTGGCTGGACAAGTGGGCGGCACAGCGCGGCGCACGGTGGGGCAAGCACTACGGGCCGCATGACGTTGACCATCGACGCCAGACGACGACAGCGGGGCAAGCAGAGACCATCAAGACGATGTCGGCCAAGCAGGGCTTCATCTTCGAAACGGTTGAGCGAAACCCGGACAAGATCAATTCCATCATGGGGATTCGCGCCAAGCTGCCCAGCTGCTGCTTCGATGAGGTGGGCTGTGCGCAGGGCATTCTTCATCTGGAAAACTACAGCCGCGATTGGGACGAAAAGCTCGGCGTATTTCGCAGCTACCCAAGGCATGACGCGCACAGCCATGGCGCTGACGGGTTCATGACATTCACGGACGGTTACAAATCGCCTCGAAAAACAGCAGAAAAGCGGCCTGATCGCCGCAGCACTTCTTCACATGGATGGATGTCCTGATGACCGAACGTTCAGACCATATTGGCGTCGATATAGCCCAGCCTGTCTCTGCTGCCGATGAAGCTTTGGCAAGAATGGCTCTCACAGAAAAATGGGGTGATCGGGGCGAATACCGGGAAGCCGTTGTCGAGGCGGAAAACAGAATTTCAATCGAGTGGAAGAGCGTCAATGGCCGACAGTAAGCAGAATTCCAGCGATCTGCTGACCGAAGGGCGGAAGGCGTTCCAGCGATGCAGCGACTACGAGTCCGAAAATCGCGAGACTGGACTTGATGACATCCGTTTTTCTCGACTTTCGCAGCAATGGCCTGACGATGTTGCGAACCAGAGGAGACAGGAAGACCGCCCGATGCTCACCATAAATCGAATGAAGCCCTTCATTCGCCAGGTGGTCAACGATGCGCGTCAGAACAAGCCGCAAATCAAGGTTCATCCAGTGGATAGCGGGTCAGACCCGAAGACGGCCGACGTTATCAACGGCCTGATCCGCAACATCGAGTATACGTCCAACTCTGATGTGGCTTACGACACCGCCATAGAGCAAAGCGTTTCCGGCGGTTTCGGTTACTGGCGCATCGGCATGGATTACGCCTATGACGACACGTTCGACATGGACCTTTCCATTGACCGGGTTGCCAACCAGTTTTCCGTCTACGGCGATCCTGATAGCATGTGCGCGGATTCGTCAGACTGGAATGTCGCCTTCATTGTCGAGCGGCTTTCCAAGGAGGCTTTCAAGGCCAAGTACGGCAAGTCCAAGAACGTTGATGGCGACGACGTCAACGTCGATTACGCGAAAGACACGCCTGTCGATTGGGACACGGAATCGTGGTCGTCGCTCAAGGGCTCATGGGTCACTGAGGATGGCGTTCTCGTCGCTGAGTGGTGGACTCGGCGCGTCGAGGAAGAAGAGATTGTCAAGCTCTCAAACGGCCATATCTACCGCGTCAGCGAGATCATGGGCAAAGATGGAAGGGAGGATGACAAATACTCCAGCGCCGGCACTGATGACGTCATGGACGCTATCCGCTTTGGTCTTGCGAACGGGCAATTGACGATCGAGACGGACGCAAACGGCAAGGAAATGCGCCGCAAGCGTAAAGTTCACAAGGTTCGTCAGGTCATCATGACTGGCGCCGACGTGCTGGAAATCAACGAGTGGCCCGGCAAGTATATCCCGATTGTCCCGGTTTACGGTGATGAAATCATTGTTGAGGGCAAGCGGTACTTCCGCAGCCTGATCCATGACGCGAAAGACAGTCAGCGGATGTTCAACTACTGGCAAACGACGGCAACAGAGGTTGTCGCCCTTGCCCCGAAGGTTCCGTGGGTTGGCAAGACAGGAACGTTTGATGCTGACCCCAATTGGGCGACGGCAAATACGAAGAGCCACGCGTATCTCGAATACGATACCGAGGCTCCTATTCGCCAACCGCTGGATGGCGGGCAGGCTGTCGGCGCCATATCACAGGCAATGCAGAGTTCGGACAACATGAAGGCCATCATCGGCGTTTATGATGCTTCGCTTGGCGCCCGGTCGAATGAGACCAGCGGCAAAGCCATTATGGCACGCCAGCGCGAAGGCGATGTTTCAACATTCCACTTCATCGATAACCTGTCGCGCGCCATTCGCCACACCGGCCGAATCCTGATCGACCTGATCCCGAAGGTTTACACCCGTGAGCGCATCATTCGTATCATTGGCGAGGATGGAACCGCGCAGTCGGTAACGGTCAACAGCCGGACGCCACAGCCAGCCATTGGCCCAGATGGTCAGCCTGTTCAGGATGAAAAGGGACAGGTAATTGCGGCCATACACGACCTCACCGCGGGGAAATACGACCTGACGGTGACAACAGGCCCGAGCTTCACCACACGGCGCGAGGAAGCAGCGGCCCAGATGACGGAGCTTGTCCGGGCCTTCCCGCAGGCCGCGCCGTTCGTTGCCGACATCATGGCCCGCAACTTCGACTGGCCCGGTGCTGACGAGATTGCCAAGCGCTTCGAGGCGATGAACCCGGCCAAGCAGAACGAGATTCCGCCGCAGATCCAGCAGCAATTGCAGGAGATGCAGCAGCAGCTTCAAAAGCTGACCGGCGAGAACGCCCAACTGAAGCAGGGCCACGACATCAAGGCCTATGACGCCCTGACCAACCGGATGAAGGTTGAGGGCGATCAGCAGAACGATCATGCCGAACTCGGCTTGAAGATGATTGGCGCCGCCTCGGCCCAATAGATTTCCACACGACCAACCTCCAGGGAGTCGACCACAGATGACTGATGTAACGACGGAAGCAACCGGCGAAGGACTGGTCACGCCAGCAACCGAAGCAACGCAGCCCGTTAAGAACGCGGCAGAGAAAGAGGAGCAGCCTTTCGATCTGGACGCACATCTCAGGAACGATGCGGATGTTCAGGAGCCGCCGGCAGAGGAGAACACGGGTATTGACGACACCCTGGCAAACCTCATCCCGGTAGAGCCTGAACTGGTGGAAGTCGAGTTTGACGGCAAAAAGTACAGCGTGCCGGCTGAGCTCAAAGACAAGTTCATGATGCAGGCGGATTACACGAAAAAGACGCAAGAAACCGCCGCCATCAAGAAGGAACAAGAGCAGCTTCGCGAGGAAGCCGCCGCAATCTTCCAGAGTTCGAAGGATTTCATCGAAGCCAATGCGGTAATGATGAACCTCGATGGCCAGCTACAGCAGTACCAGTCGATTGACTGGCAACAGCTTGAGCAGGCCGACCCGGTCGCTGCAATGTCGCATTGGCGGCAATTCCAGCAGCTTCAGGGGCAGCGTCAGCAGGTCGCTCAATACCTGCAAAATGCCGAAGGCGAACGTAGCGTGAAAGCGGAGCAAGAGATTGCCAACCGCCTGCGCCAAACGGCCGAATTCGCGCAGAAGGAAATTCCCGGCTGGAACCAGCAAGTGGACGAGGAAGTCACGAAATTTGCGACGGACTTCGGCTTTACCGCCGAACAACTCCGCGCATCGATGACACCGCAGATCTACAAAGTCCTCCATCGTGCAATGCTGGGCGAGAAGCTGATCCGGCAGCAAAAAACAGCACCGAAAACCACCGCCCAGGCCACGCAGCCGCTAACCACGCTCAAAAGCACGGCGTCCCCCGAGACGAGCAAAGATCCGTCGCAAATGAGCATGGCGGAATACGCCAAGTGGTCTGATCGCAAATTCAAGAAATAAGGAACTGCAGCAATGGCAAATAGCGTTGCAAAACAGGTGAGTGTGTTCGCGAAAGAATCGCTGATCATCCTCGAAAACACCCTCGTCATGACCAAGAAGGTTCATGTCGACTACGAAAAAGAGTTCAGTCAGGAAATCAACGGCTTCAAGAAGGGCGACACGATTTCCATTAAGCGCCCTGCCGACTTTACGGTGCGTGACGGTGCCGTTCGTCAGGTTCAGGATGTCGTTGAAGGTTCGACCACCATCACGGTCAACAAGCAGAAGGGCGTTGACGTCAACTTCACCTCCAAGGAACTGACGCTTGATATCGATGAATCCGGCGTGCGTGAGCGCGTTCTGAAGCCTGCGATGATCCAGCTTGCCAACCAGATCGACATGGATTTGATGTCGCTCTATCAGGATGTCCCGTCCTGGGTGGGCACGCCCGGCAACGTCATCAACAGCTTTGCGGATTTCTCAAAGGGACCGGAGCGCCTCGATGAACTGGCCGTTCTCCAGATGGACCGCACCGGCGTTCTTTCGCCGTCGGACTACTGGGGCATGGTGGGTTCGCAGACTAGCCTCTACATCGATAAGGCCGCAAACGACGCCTACCGCATGGCCCGTCTGGGCCCTATCGGTGACGTCGACACATACATGTCGCAGAACGTGCCGACGCACGTTGTCGGTGTCGCCACCGGCACGCCGTTGGTCAACGGCGCAAGCCAGAACGTCACCTATGACACTGTCAAGGACACATACCAGCAATCGCTCATCACCGACGGCTGGACGAACTCCACGACGGGCATTCTGAAAAAGGGCGACGTGTTCACCATTGCCGGCGTCTTCGCCGTCAATCCGGTGACGAAAGCAACGCTGCCCTTCCTGCGGCAGTTCGTTGTCAAGGCTGACGCCAACTCGGGCGCAACGACCGGTCCGGCCACCCTGACCATCAGCCCGCCGATCATTGTTGGCGGTTCCCAGGCAACGGTATCTGCTGCCCCAGCAGACAACGCGGCCATCACGGTTCAGGGCACGGGCGGCACTGGCTTCCGCCAGAACCTGATGTTCCACAAGAACGCCTTCGCTTTCGCAGCCGTTCCGATGGAAATGCCGGCCGCCGTCTACAACGGCTCGCGTCAGTCCTACAAGGGTATCAGCATCCGTCTGATCCCGACCTATGACAGCACGAACGACGTCGCTGGCTGGCGTTACGACGTTCTGTATGGCGTCAAGGCGATTGACCCGCGCTTGGCCACGCGCGTCAGCGGCACGCCGTAACACAATCCGACAGCGGGGGCTTCGGCTCCCGCTTTCCTCTTTCGCTACAAAAGGACAGGGCGATGAAAGCAGAACACCCGACGTGGATGTACTCAAAGGACGGCGCGAAACTGTTCCAAGAAGGTGACGAAATTCCGAAAGGCTATTTCGACAGCCCCTCCAAAGTCGAAGAAAAGGCCGTGGAGCCGAAGCCGAAAGGGCCGCGTAAAAAGCGGGAAGCAAAAACCACTGAGGTTCCCGCGCAGGCAACCGCCGAAGACGTCGATACCGAAACTACCGTTGAAGATGAAGAAGACGATCAGGACGGCGCAGAGGAATAGTCCATGATTACCAACTACACCGAGCTCCAGGCTTCGATTTCCGACTACATGGCCCGCAATGACATTTCGGGAAAAGCTTCGGAATTCATCGCTCTGGCCGAGGCGCGCCTGAACCGGACCCTTGGAACCATCGCTTCGACACTCACTCTCTCGGGTGTGGCTGGACAGAACTTCATCGACATCACTGCTCTGAACATCGTGGAGCCGATATCGCTGTTCGTGGATGGAACGACGCGGGAGTTTCCGATCTTGCCGCGACCGCAAGGAACATTCGCCTATTCAGAGATAGCCTCAACACCATCCATGTGCGCCATGGAGAGAGTTGTCGACGCTGGCGCCGATAAAACGTACCTCCGCTTCGATAGAGACATGGACGCGCCCTACACGTTCCGTTTCACCTACCGGGGCCGGTTTGCTCTGTCCGATGCCGCGCCGACGAACGACGTCCTGACCAATTTCCCAGACGTCTATATGGCCGCTGCTATCGTGTGGGGCTGCATTTACACCAAGTCCGTGAAGGATGGGGCGATGTGGAAATCCGTCCTTGAAGAGGGCTTGGCCGAAGCGCGCAACACCTATGCCAAGAGCAGACGAGCCGTCCTGACGGTTGACCCCATGCTTTCTGGCTCGCGACGTCATGGCCCCAATCTGGATATTGCAACATGAGAATAGCGTTCGGCCCGTTCGAACCTGACAAGAGCGTTTACAACACGGCTGTCAGCGGCAGCATCGTGAACGCTTTTCCAGTTGCCAACGGCTGGGGTCCGATGCCCGGCCTGTCAGTGATTACAGACGCATTGCCTGGCGCTTGCCGTGGTGCTGTTTACGTTCGCGACAGCGTCGGCAACTACACCATCATTGCGGCAACAGCCACAAACATCTACCGGCTCAACACCACGAATTATTCCTGGGATGATATCTCTGGCACGGCCGCCCCTTACAGCCTTCCGCTGGTCGATACGTGGACGTTCACCGTATTTGGCACGAAGCTTCTGATCCACAACATTGCCGATCCTATTCAGGTCTACGACATCGAAACCGGGTCCGACTGCGTAAACCTTGCCGGCTCTCCTCCCCAAGCGAAATTCTCTTGGGTGTCGGGCGACTTTTTGGTTCTGGGCTATCTTGCCGGAACTATGGGTGAGAAGAAAATCCGGTGGTCTGGCGTCAACGATATCGAATTCTGGACGATTGGCGAAAAGGGAGCCGACGAGCAGGTCTTGCCGGAAGGCGAAGAGGTCATGGGCGGCTTTGGCGAGCAGAACGGCTTTTATGTCGTCAATCGCAGCGCCATGCATTTCTTTGTTTTTTCCCCCTCGTCGGGATACACCTTCACGCGCCAGACGATGAACCCGAAGCAGGGCGCGGTATCGTCAGGCTCAATCGTGTCCATCGGGCCGGGAATGTTCTTTTACCTGTCCGAGGACGGTTTTTTCGCCGGCGCTGCGCGTAAGCCGATCGGGGCCGAGCGCGTTGACAAGTGGTTCCTGTCGCAAGTCGATATGACCTATCTCGGAGAGGTTCAAGGGTCGGCAGACCCCTACGAGAAAATCATCTGGTGGAAATACCGCAGGCCTGACGGGACGTTTCGCAGGCTGGGTTATGACTGGCAGCTTGACCGCTGGTGCACGACGGACCTGCAGGTGGGTGAGATGATGTCGCTGGTCACGCCGGGCATCACATGGGACGGTCTATCGACGCTCTACGCTTCCATTGAAGAGGTGACCGAGCCGTTTGACAGCCGCGTATTCCTTGGCGGCCGCCCGACGATGGCAACGTTCACGCCTGATAACAGGCTGGCGTTTTTCTCTGGTCAAAATCAGTCGGCAACGCTCGATACTGCCATCGTGGAGACCGATCCGGTTATACGAACATTCTGCCGCGCAGCGCGCGTCATCAGTGACGCTATCGGCTTATCGGTGACGGACACCGTCTACAGCTACCACGGCGCGACAGGAGAGGTTTCCGCACCCCAGACGGTTAACCGCGCCGGTCTGCTTAATTTCCGTCAGGACGGACGATTGCACAAGTTCTCCTGCTCCATTCCTTCCGGCTCTGACTGGTCGATTATCTCGGACATCGAGGCAGAATTCGAGGAGGCCGGTGAACAATGAGCGTGAACGCAAATTACACCGGCAACATTCGAAAGCCAGAGAGCCGCGCGCTTTCCGGCACCTCGCTTGAACTGGTTGGTGCGGTCGCGGAAGACAGAACACAAACCGTCGCAGGGTGGTCATTTGTCAATCCAACAGGCGGCGCTGTGACGTGCAGCCTTTACTGGAACGATGGGGTCACCGATCACTTGATATGGCGAAAGTCTGTCGGTGCGAATGACACCCAGGTTGAAAGCAACCTTCCTGTCCGCCTTGAAACGGGCAACTCCATCAAGGCTGCAGGTTCTTCTGGCGTTATCGTCAACCTCATTTATGCGCTGGCGTATCAGGTATCATGAACATCTACATCGCGAATGTCGCAGACGTGGACGCCCTCTGGCAATCGGTGGGGCCCCGCTTTGATGCCGTCATGCAGAAGTATGGCGACGACCTTTCGACCGGAGAGCTTTGGCAAATGTGCCGCTCTGGGCATGCCTTCCTCGTGATTGCTCGCGACGATACGGGGCTGCTGATGGCGGCCATCGTCCGCTTTGAGCGCTGGAGCAATGGCGCTGTTCTTCGCGTCCTGTCTCTCGTCGGCGAACAGATAAGCGAATGGGCGGCGAAGGTTAACCGCTTCCTCTCGGAAATGGCCCTGTCCAATGGAGCCACGAGGATCGTGGCAGAAGGCCGCGAGGGGTGGGTGAAGATTTTTGATGAGCCGAAAAGAATTCGCTCAACTTACGTGATGGAGCTTTGACATGACCGGTGGCGGAAAACAGACGACCACGCAGTCTTCCTCTCCGTGGGAAGGCGCGCAGCCAGCACTGAAACAGGCAGTCGGCGGCGCAACGGACCTTTACAATTCCGGTCTTGGAACGGAGATTTACAAAGGATCGACCGTCACTCCATGGTCTTCGCAGACACAACAGGCCATGGGGAACATCGAGCGCAACGCGAACACCAATACGGGTGGAGCTGGCCTTACCGGACAATACCAGGGCGTCATAAACACGGGCGGCTTTAATACGCCCCAGCTTGACGCAATGGGCAATACGCGCGCTCTGGCAAACTCGACCTATGCGGTTTCGCCTGAACTTCAGAAGGTGCTTGATGCGCAGGCCTCCAAGGTAGGCGATGCCGTCAATCTCAATGCTTCGGCGGCCGGTCGTTATGGTTCTGGCGCAAACCAGAGCTTGCTCGCGAAAAATGTAGGCGATCTGACGAACAGCACGATTTTGAGCGATTACAACAACTGGCAAGGTCGTCGCGATGCCGCGAACACCAACCTGTTCAACATGGGGCAGCAGGGGTTTGGCAATCTCGGAGCGGCCTACACCGGAATGAATGCGCCTGATCAGGATTTGATGAACGTCGGTGCCATGAATGAGGATTTAGCAACCCGCAACAAGAACGATGAACTGCGCATCTTCAACGAGTGGCAGAACAAGCCATGGGAGCAACTCGGGCGCCTCAATGCGATTGCTTCCGGTGCGGGGGCAATGGGCGGCACGCAAACGACGACCCAGCCGGGGCAGAATCCGTTCCTCACGGCGGCGGGTTACGGCATGTCCGGTCTCGGCCTCCTCGGCGGCCTGTTTTAAGGGATAAACCACATGGCACTCTTCGATAATTTCGGCGCCAATCTTTTCCCCAGCATCCAGCGCAACAGCGATGCACTTCTTCAGTCCGGGCTTGGCCTTTTGGCAGGGAAGACAGGGAATGAGCAAGCAGCTCTCGGGCTGAAAGGCTTTTCCGATGCTCGAAAGCTGAACAAGACGGTTGAATTCCTGAAAAGCGCCAATCCTGAACTTGCGCAGGCTGTTGAAGCTGGATCGCTCGGCGCTGGTGATGCCTACAAGCTCTACTATCAGCAGAAACTTGAGGCTCAGAAGCCGAAGAACAACTTCATGGCGGTTGGCAAACGCCTGTACGATACCAACACCCGTGAATGGATTGATCCGCCGGGCGGCGTCGGTGGTGCGGATGATCAAGAATATGGGCTTAACCCGCAGTACGGCACAGATGAGAACGGCAACCCCGTCATCATCCAGTTGAGCAAGGGCGGCACCTCCCGGCGCACGGCGCTTCCTGATGGCGTCAGCCTATCGAAAGAGCCGATCCGCATTGACGCCGGAACGCATACAGTTCTTCTCGACCCGATCACGCGCCAGCCTATCGGGCAGATTTCCAAGAATCTGTCTACCGCTGCCGAAGAGACGGCCGGTGGCAAGGCGCTGGCGGAAAACAAGGCGGCGCTTCCGAAGATCGAAGAGGCGGCAAACAATATGCTGTCCACAATCGACAGCCTTTCCAATGACCCCTATCTCGACAGTATGGTGGGGTCGGTTCAGGGGAAATGGCTGCCGAACGTGTCGAGTGATGCTGCCCGCGTTCAGTCCAAGATGGATCAGATCGGCGGCCAGTCATTTCTACAGGCCTATAACGCACTGCGCGGCGGTGGTCAGATCACTGAGGTGGAAGGCAAGAAGGCGACGGAAGCAATGTCCCGCCTCAATACGGCCCAGACCGAAAAAGACTACCGAGAAGCCCTGGCTGAACTCCGCGGCATTGTTGCAACGGGTGTTTCTCGTGCACGGGCGGCAGCGCAAGGCTCCAATTCCGGGAGCGCCCCAGCGCCCACTGCGCCGAATGGCACAAATTACAAATCAAAATACGGACTGGATTAATCAGCCATGGCCGATCTCGCTCGCATCAAAAACAACGTCGCCAAAATGGTTGCCCAGGACGCGCCGGAAAGCGACATTGACGGCTACATCGCCTCCGAAGGTGTGACTGTCGATGACGTGCGCGCTTTCAAGCCGCATTCGGAAGCCAAGGATGCGAAACCCGCAGAAGGCAAAGGCGCGCTCCGCAGTGCCGTAGATTCGGTGGACGCTTTTGGCCGCGGCATTGCCAATTCCGCTTCATTCGGTTTCGCTGATGAGGTCGGCGCCGGTGCACGCTGGCTGGGCGGCAAGGTTCTGCCGTGGCAGCCGAATGTCTCCTATGACGAAGCGCTGGCCGAAGTGCGTGGGTCTGACAAGGCAACTGCAGCAGCGCATCCAGTGGCGAACATCGCGGGCAATGTTACGGGCGCTGTTGGTCTCGGTTCTGGCTTGATGAAAGCTGGTCTATCACCAACGGCTGCTGTTGCTGCCAAAACGGCGAACATGAGCAAGTTGCCTCGTCTCGCCGCTGTCAGCGGTGCTTCGGCAGCAGAGGGTGGAATTCTTGCCTCTGCACAGGGGTATGGTCAGGGCGAAGGTGGTGTTCTCAATAGGTTGGAGAACGCGAAGGACACCGGCTTGCTAGGTGCTGCTGTTGGCTTTGGCCTTCCTGTGGCAGTTTCTGGCGTCTCCGGGCTCGTTCGCCGCGCCATATCGCCCGTATCAACTTCTCCCGCTCGTCAGTCGCTTGTCAATACCTTGAAGCGCGAAGGCGTGGATGTCACCGCCGGTCAAGCGACAGGAAGCAATACACTGCGCTATGCCGAAAGCGAAATCGGCGGTCAGGCAGCACAAGACATTGCCGAGCGTCAGGGTAGCCAGTTCACCAAGGCCGCGCTTTCGCGGGCTGGCATCAACGCGGAGCGCGCCACGCCGGATGTGATCGATGACGCATTCAACCGCATCGGCGGCGAGTTCGGCCGGCTTGGTTCACAGAACAACGTCATTCCAGATGGAAGGCTTGCGCAGGACATCGGCAAAACGTGGCGCGATTACATGTCGATGGTCGCTCCCAGCCATCGCGCGCCCATCATCGAGAACACGGTGAGGGATTTGGGCGATGTCTTCCGCAACAACCGTCCGCTCGACGGTGCTGTTTACCAGGCAACACGCTCCCGCCTTGATCGTGCAGCGCGTGGCACGGCAGACCCGGAGCTTAGCAACGCCCTGTACGGTCTCCGCAACTCGCTTGATGATGCCATGGAGCGCAGCATTGCGGCCAACAATCCGGCAGATCTTGGCGCGTTCCGACAAGTCCGAGACCAGTACAAGAACATGCTGGTGCTGGAGCAGGCCGCGACCGGTGCCGGCGAAAATGCCGCTGCTGGTCTCATCTCGCCATCCGCACTCCGAAACGCCACGGTTTCGAAACAGGGTCGCAGGAACTATGCGAGAGGTTCGGGCGACTTTGCGGAACTGGCGCGGGCTGGTGAAGGCGTTATGAAGGCCATGCCGCAGTCTGGTACGGCTCCAAGGACGGCAGTTCGCAATCTGGGGGCTGCTTTGCCCACGGTGCTCGGCGCTGGCGCTGGTGGGGCTGCTGGTGGTGGTTTTGGCGCCGTTGCTGGCGCGGCTGCTGGCGCCGCTGTTCCTGCCGTGGTTGGTAGGCTGATGATGACGGGTGCTGGACAGGCTTATCTCAAGAACCAGTTGCTGTCGGGATCGCTCAGCCCGCAGATGAGAGCGGAGATAACGGCGGCAATCAACCAGATCGACGCAACGTTCCTGCCGAATATGGTTGGAGGGGAAAGGCCGTCAGCCGTCCGATGACATATCGACGGCCCACATGGAAAGAATACCCCCGGTAACGAAGCCGAGTGAAATCTGAACCCAGTCAAAGCCGTCGAATGCGAATTGCCCGATCCAGAACAGAACGATCATGGCCCATATGCCCCACCACCATTTCCCAAGGGAATAACGGCGGCCGGGTCTTTCGTGTGGGTCGTGGTCGATTTCGTGCATGGCGCGGATTATGCACAATCCAGAGAGGAAATGAAGATGGCCGATATTGATGGCAGCGAAAAGAGCTATGCCGAAAAGATGTTCACGTATTGGGCCGGGAAAACGATCAGCCCTCGAAATACTCGCGATGACGGCGAAGAATCTCGATCGCACCAGAGTGGGCATTCTCGCGACGAGCGTACTCCTCCATATCGCGAAGGCTGCTGAGAACTCGATCCCTTGACGGAGCGACCTTAAGCATTGCGCTAATCACCATGTTGAGGCCGGTTACTTGCGCTTCAAGGTCAGCCAGTCTTTCAACAATATTCTGGTCACTCATATCTTCCCCCAAATAGGGGCATCATCGAATCCTTTTTTGCAAGAGTCGAGGCGGTTCACTGAGCCGCCTTTTTCTATGGAGCGGTCATGCAGCTTAAAGACAGGCGCGACTTCTACGAAGCTTTGCTTGACGAGCCGAATGTTCAGCGCGCGCTCGGCACGATCAGGGCGGCTGAAGGCACGGCGCGATACACCAACCCTTATTCCGTGGGATTTGGCGGACGTCCGGTGCAGAGCTTGGCACAGCACCCGAACGTGTCGGCTTCATTCCGCGACAATTCCGGCCGGCGCGGCAAGACGACGGCGGCCGGCGCTTATCAGTTCCTTGGTGGCACATGGGGAGACATCAGCAAGTCGCTTGGCCTTCCGGACTTCAGCAAGAAAAGCCAGGACATCGCTGCTGTTGGCCTTCTGGATCGAGCCGGCGCGCTCGGCCATGTCATGTCCGGCAACCTCAAGGGGTTCGTGAACTCCGCAAAAGACACATGGGCTTCCTTTCCGGGGTCTCCGTATAACCAGCCGACGAAATCCATGTCCTTCATGCAAGAGGCATGGGGTGCGCCTGTCGCAAGCGCCTTCCCCGAGATCCGCAACGTTCCAACGCCCACGGCTCGCCCTGAGCCAACCTTCACTGCTCCACTGTCGTCCGTTCAACGCGCCCCCTTGCAAGAGGTCTCCATGTCACCCTTCGATGCCAGCCGCTTCGGCCCTGCCACATCATCCCCCGTATTCGACGCCACGCGCTTCGCCTCCCCTGATGCGGTCGCGCAGGGAAAGGCGGCGCTACAACGCGGTTTGCTCGATCAGCAGCTTTCCGTAGGCATCCTGCCAAACATTCCGCCGGCCGTCGAAGAGGTTCCGGCCTACGTTGACCCCAGAGTTTCGGCGCAGCCATCTGTTGCGGTCTCTCAGCCGAACCCAGCCATGTCGATTTCGCAGATGGCCACTGGCTCCGTTGCCGCACCACAGATTTCTGCCCGGCAACAGCAGATCGCAGACCAGACGACGAGGGACATGCGCAATCGCGGGATTCTCGGAACTCTTGGCGGCGCTGTTCTCGGTGGTGCGCTGCTTGGCCCGGTCGGCGGCCTTCTTGGCGGCTATCTCGGCAAGACCTTCTCGAACACTGGCTATCACCCCGCCGCGCCTGAGCGCCTCAATCCGAACGGGGTCGATGACAGGAGCTACGGGGGTCTGAATGACTACGGACAGAACGCTTACAACGAAAGCAAGGATTTCCGTGACGCCGTGGACAGCAAATCCCCAGGCCTTTGGTAAGGAGAGCCGGTTATGGCGAAAAATTCGGTCCTCGATTACAGCAACATCCCCGACAACAATACTGATATGGGCGGTATTGGCATTCAAGGCACGTCAGCGGTCAACAACTTCGACAATGCTTTCCGCACTTTCATGTCACAGATCGCCAAATGGACGGATGGCAGCACGATTGCATCCGGTACGACGACGGACCTTTCGACCGTCGAAGGCATGTATGTGTCCATTACCGGCACCAGCACCATCACCTCGTTTGGAACCGCGAAGGCCGGGTGGATGAAGTTCGTCCGCTTCACGGGCGCTGCAAGCATCACATACAGCGCGACGTCGATGATTCTCCCGGGGAGCGCGTCCATCACGACTGCGGCCGGCGATACCGCCGCATTTGTATCTGAGGGTGCCGGGAATTGGCGATGCCTGTTCTACTCGCCTGCGACGGCAACGTCGTTTAGCGGTTATATCTCTCCCGGCTTCAATCTGGCTTACAATACATCCGATCAGATAACCTTTCCGGCCGGCGCCGTCGCCGCCACAGGGGCCAATCCTATTCTGATGGTGCACCCTTCCGGCACTGTCTCGCTTGGCACCGCATTCGGCACGGGCAGCGGTGGGAGGTTTGATTCCGTAGTGTCGGACGGGACCTGGCATTGCTACATCATCAGCAACGGCACGTTGGTTTCTCGCGGTTTTTCGCAGACGCTCAATCCTACGTCACAGCCAAACTATCCCGCCGGGTTCTCGTTCTACCGTCGCGTTGGGTCGATCATTCGAAGCGGCGGCGCTATTCGGTCTTTCGTGCAGCGTGAGGACCATTTCGATTACACTACGCCACCTACGGAAAGAAGCAGCACGGCGGCTCAAGTCGCAACTCTGCTGGCTCTTGGCGTGCCATTCGGGATCGTTACGCAGCCAAAGCTCGCATCCCAGCAACAGCAGGCAACAGCCGGCAATGCCCAGACGTTTTTCGGATCGGCTAGCGGCTCTACCTCCCCATACGTCATTACTACCGCAGCAGGGGATACTGATTCTGCCATCATCGCAGGCGGCATATTTACGAATACTGCCAGCCAAATACAGTTTGCAGTCGAAATCTTCAGCGGTTCATTGTCTTTGAACTCGCTCATTACCTTAGGCTGGATCGACACTCGAGGGAGAGCATAATTATGGGCTACTACGTTCAACGTGCCGAGACCGGCGCCATCGTCGGGCTGTATGCGAGCTTTCAGGAAGGATTTGCAGAAGAGTTTCTGGAAGAAGACAATCCGGAGATAGTCGCCTTCCTCAACCCTCCTGAAGTTCTGCCGCCCATCACCAAGCGCCAGCTTCGTCTAACTCTTGTTAGGAATGGCATCGCCCTGTCTACGGTAGAGGCTGCAATCGCCTCCATGCCCGAAGGCCTCCCTAAAGAAGAAGCCCAGATCGAATGGGCCGACGCCAGCACGTTCAACCGAAATCATCCAACGCTCTTGCAAATTGCCGCTGCTCTCGGGCTGACCGAAGCGCAGATTGACGCCATGTGGCGATACGCCGTCACGGTCTGACCTTCCAAAAAATCAGGAGAAAAGCATGGCGACTGTACGCGACGTACAGCAGCGCTTGATTTCGCTCGGCTATGATGTCGGGCCGACTGGCGCTGATGGCATTCCCGGCCGGAGCACGACAAAGGCCGTGACACGGTTCCAGGAGGATAAGAAGCTCTCGATCCTCTATCCCGGCACGATCGGCCCGAAGACGCTTACAGCGCTCGGCCTGAACGACAATAAGCCCATGGTGCCGCCGTGGGTGACGGAAGCCCGTCGCTTCATCGGCCAGCACGAGGTTAAAAACGCCAAGGCACTGGATAAGGCCCTTCGGCTTGATGCGAGCGAAATCGCATGGTGTGGTGCGTTCGTCGGGATGGTCGTTGCCACGGCGCTGCCGAAAGAGCCGATGCCGGCGAACCCGCTCGGTTCTCGCAACTGGCTGAAATTCGGAAAACCTCTGGATGAGCCGCAGATCGGCGCCGTCGCTGTTTTCTGGCGCGGCTCAAAGGATGGCTGGCAAGGCCACGTCGGTATCGTCGTAGGCCACGACAAGACGCACCTTCATATCCTTGGCGGCAACCAGTCCGATTCCGTCAGCATCGCGCGCATCGCGAAAACTCGGTTGCTCGGCTATCGCTGGGCGATCACCTATCAGGACGCGCCATTTGCGGCCCTGCCTATGACGACGATTTCCGCTTCCGTCACGACGAACGAAGCCTAACCCCTTCATCAAAGGAACAACCATGTTCAAGTCTCTGCTCATTGCGGCAGTGGCAGCCTTTGGTCTGTCCGCTTGCCAGTCCACCGGATCGATCGATACGGCGATCCAGAAGAACCTGCCGCAGATTTGCTCAGCCGCCGCAACGGCGCATAGCGCATTTCTGATTGTCGCCAGTACCGGCAACATCAAACAGTCCACCGTAGCCAAGGAAAGCGCTGCGTGGGCGGCTCTGGATGTTGTTTGCCGCGACCCTTCTTCCGTCACTGCTGCAACCGCTCTCGTGCGTGCCGCTGAAGCCTATGCCGCCATCACCCTCGCTCTTCGTGAAGCAAAGAAAGTGGAGAACTAAAATGGACTGGAACACCGTACAGCAGCTTTTGCGCATCCTTCTTCAGTTCGGCTCGGGCGTCCTCATCAGCAAGGGCGTGCTGACCGAAGAAATGGCCGTCACCCTGACCGGTGGCGTCATCTCCGTTGCCTCCGTCGTCTGGTGGCTCGTCTGGAACAAGAAAACGGTCAAGTAAGGAGGCAACGATGCCCAACCCCGTCATTCTACACGACTCCACGTCGAGCCAGGACAACCCGCAGGGGCGGCCCCTTGGCACCGCAGCAAACCCTCTCGTCACGTCACAATCTGACGGGTCTGGCGGCACTGCAACCGGGCTTCCTCCCGGTCGCGCAAATGCTGCCGCCTCTGTTCCTGTGACCCTCAGCAATCAGGACTATGATCGTGTCGGCCAGACATACCGCCGCTCGGCGGCTGTTGGCGCCACAGCAGGTGACGCTGTTCTCGTCACTGGTGTCACGACTGCCGGAACCGTCACGCTGACCCTTGCGAATGGCGGATCGGCTACATTGAGCGTTCCGCTTGGCTCTACGGTCCTTCCTTTCGCCGCGACTGCCGCCGCTCTTGGCACGGCTGTTGGCGGTACATTCTCTAGCCTGTTCTTCACGTAAGGAGACCGCGATGCCTTTCTGGTCAACCGGCCCATCGATCCCGCTTGCGGATCAGAATCCATCTGCCGAAGCAGGTTCTGCTAACCCTGGCACCATGGGGCTTGGCAGTCGCGCGGATCATGTCCACCCGAGGTTGACCGCCACAGCCACCGGCACGCTTAACTCCTCCGGTGAGGCAACCGTGACATTCACGCGAACTTTCCCGACAAAACCGGGCTTGACGCTTACCTATGCCGAAACGGCAGATGGCCAGCCTGTCGTGTTCAAGGTGAAGACGTGGACGCAAGACGGAAACGGCAACTTCGTTGGCTGTGTCATCAAGGGGTACCGTGCTCAGGCGATCCCGCAGAACCTTGCCACGTTGCTGTTGGGCGGAATTTTCAACCTTTTCGCAGGCTCCCCCACGGGCGTTGAATTTTCACTCATTGCGGTACAGGCAAGCTAATGGCTGGCGAACTCACATCTTACTGGCTGGCGCGGGGGCGCGGCGTTGTCGGGCCAATTCCGCCACTGCCATTGAACCTTTCTGTTCCGCCTCTCATGTTCGCTGGAACTGTGCAACTGGCAGGATGGTCAGGAAGCGCGGCCAAGGTAGCCCGCAATGCCAACCCAACGACACCGCAGACGTTCGGCTTTGACGCTGGCGGCCGCCTCGATCTTGCAGCCATTGAAGCATATGTCGGTGGCCAGAATATTTCTGCCCGTGGTGATACCTTCTTTGATCAGTCTGGGAACGGTTTCGATCCAGTGCAGACGACACAGGGCGCTAGAGCCTATCTCCAGCGCTCGCAGATCATTGATGGTGGGCTTCCGTTCACTTGCGGTCCAAACATCCAGTACGCGATCCCGTCCGGCCTTTCCGTCGATCGCGCCAATCATTCCGTATTTCTGGTACTGCGCCCGCATCTCGCCCGTGCATCTTACTACTGGATCAGGCTCGGAACGACGCTCTCCTATGGCACAACGACACCCGACACACCAACGGCTGGCGGCGGCGCACGTATTCTCGATACGGCGAACGGCAACGTCTCGAAGGTCCAAAGCCGTGCACCGAAGACTTCCGGAGTGGCCATCATGGGATATTCCAGCGGTGCGTCCGATGTGAAGTTCTACAACAACCGCGTGATCGAGACTGTTGCCGGAGCCTTGACCGCCGGCACGCTCACGGGCGGCACCATTGAGAACGGAAATGGCTATAGCGAGATCATGGCCGTTGCTATCTTCCCGCGCGCTCTGACCGCTTCGGAAATGGCCTCGGTCGGCAGATCGCTTGAAGCCGTCGCGGCTCTTCAGCTTGGCCAAACCAAGGGCGTCTTCATGATCGGGGATAGCATCACGGCGGGGCAGGGCAGCGTTGCCGTCTATACCGCCGGTCTCGGCATGACAGCCACGGAGCCGGATCAGCTCTTCGGCGCGCTCGGCAACCCTGCAGACACGGCCATCTTCAATTGTGGCCAGCCATCAATCCCGTTGACGGCGCTAAACTCCACCAACGACCGAAACCGCATCAATGAACTGATGACAGCCTATCCCGAGATCACAAAGCGAGTTGCGCGGGTTCACGCTGGCATCAACGACCTGCGTGCCGGTTCAACCGATACGACGATCTACAATGCCATGGTGGCCTACTGCACTTATTTGCGCGGTCTAGGCGTCAAGGTCATAACCTCAACGATCAACACCCAGGTTGTTGACGCCACCTATACCGCGCAGGCTGAAACGTATCGCCTGTCGATCAATTCGCAGATCCGCGCCAATTGGGCAACGTTCGCTGATGACATGGTTGACTATGCCAACATCCCCGAAATGGCCGACCCGAACAACACTACATATTTCGCATCGGACAAGCTGCACCAGACGGCGCAGGCCTATCAGCTCAAGTCCGCACTGGTGGCCCCGAAGATTGCGGCTTTGCTCGCCTGACACATCACCCCCGACCCATGGCCGGGGCATTTCTTTACTCGCATCTTCAAGGGCCAATCATGCACCTTACTGACATCCTCGACGCCATTGGCATCAAGCTCGGCGTGCTTATCGCTGGTCTTGCTGGAGGCCTTCTGCGTGCGTTGTCACGTCAGAAATACACGTGGCGTGAAATGCTTGCCTCTCCAGTGTGTGGCGCTCTGGCGGCGGCATATCTCACCACGCCTTTGTTGCATTACCTCTACAGCATCAATTGGCCGTTGCCGGAAGATCCGATAGCCACGATGAACGCTGCCGCCTTTCTGACAGGAGCAAGCGCGATGTGGATTTCGGATGTTCTTATAGAGGCAATGCAGCGGTGGGTAAGGGGTGGTCAGTCGACCTAGCGATAACTCCACTTGCAACAGATGAAAAAGAGCTGGAGGTCGTGGACTAGAATCATAAACCCCGCCTTGGCGGGGTTCGTTGTAAGCTAAAAAGAGCATTCGCTGAAGGCGGCAGTCTTGTGCCCATGCCTCATAGGCCGATATTGGTCGCGCGCCGGCGGCGCGAATTTAGTCTCAGATGGACGTAGAACTTTCCGCTCCGCCTGCTGCTTCAGAATCGAGTCCATCGGCATTTCCGTCTTCTCTGTTCGTGGCTGGGCTTTGTTCGGTGTCTTGTTCATTGTCTTCACTCTCTTGGTTAGACGCGCCAATATCCCTAAGCTTTTCGATAGTCAATGATGACCGTTGCGGATGCCTCGCCAGCGAACCGAGTTCGATCACGAGTTTCATTTCTTCTTCAGTCGCAAGCCGTACGTTGTTAAATAACGATTGAGCTTCTCCGTAATCTATTACAAAGTTGTGGCTTGAATACGTTTGAGACAGGGTCGAAACCGCATCTCCTTTCAAATTGTTCCATTTTTCAGCAAGCCTATGGCTGTAATCTTCGCCAATTCGCATTGCTCGAGATCGAGAGCCTACTTCCTCCGGGTCTATCCTACCAAAAATAGGTCCGTAAAGCGCGGTTACAATTTCTGTAGCTGCATGCGACGCCGTTTGGAATGATACGATACCACCGCTTGATGACAAGATGTCTGTAATTACGTTTTGGTATGTCTGCCGTGCACGATCTTCTAGGGTAACGAACGCTTCGGTTATGTTTAGACCCGATTCCAAACTTGCGATTTGATCCGTCTTGGCCATCTGGACATCCAAGGGGCCTAGTTCCCCGTATGGTGTAAAAATCACCTCGTCCGCTCCGATAGCGAAAAGTGTTCCCGCGCTCTTGCAGTATCCGGAGATCAAAACCTTGTAAGATGTGTACCGGTGCTGGAGGTAGCGGGCCATTTTGTAAGCTGCGTCGGGATCACCGCCTGGCGTTACAATAATTATTAGGCAGTCGTTGTGACGCTTCTCCTTGTTCACCAACTCGATGAACCTGAGATCGGCGCTTCTCTTAATCTCACCATTGTAGAGAAAGACGTCCAATTATATCCCCCAGTATGGTCCCGAATTACACTGCGAAGCTTGTCCGAAACTCGCCTTGAAAAAGTTAAACCACTTATCCCGTTTAGAAAGGCTTGTGCATTGTAAGACCATTGGCCCCAAAGAGGCGGCTATAGAACTCAATTGCGTACCGGTCGGTCATTCCGGCAATAAAATCGCATACCACCCGCCGTTTTTGTGAATCATTATTTGCTCGCTGGTAAATTTTTCTAAAGTCGGTTGGTAGAAGCCTATCTCCATCGTTCGTCACGACCGCGTTGAAGATTTTCTTTATAATATCTTTACCACGGAACTCGACTACTTGGAGTGTAGGAGATCTTATAATCGCTTGATATGTGATGTTCTTGAGTGTTTCGACAGCTATAAAGGTGTCAACAGTCAGCCGAGCTTTATGTAACTGGGGATAGTTGGGGTCTTTTAGTACTTCAACTCCCTCCAAAAACAACTGAATGAGCGCCGCAGTGAAATCCGTTCGGTAGTAGCCGTCATCCGCCATGAGTTTGGACCAACTGTGCGCCTCTGTGGCAAACGCCATCTTCTTCTCTTCTTTGGTCACGTCTTGTCTCTTAACGAGTCGTTCTCCCGCTTTGGAAACAAAAAATACTTCTTCAAAAACATATGTCAGGACTTGATACACGTTCTTCTCTGTGACGGTCGTCGGTGTGTCCTTGTATTGCTTCCCGAGCCGCTCGTTTATTGTTTTCACAACATTTTCATAAATTTCTTTGTCGAGAACAAATAGGTCTAGGGGCCTTAAGAAACCGCTTTTAAAAATATCTTCAAGATCATATGTAGAGTAGGCGATGTCGTCTGCTATATCCATTATGGAGCATTCGATCGTCTTGAAATCCTGATAGGACTTATCCCCTACGACTGCTTCCTTGATGCGCTCTACAAGCTCTTTTTCTTCATCGTAGTATCCCTTAACGACTTTTTTTGTTTTTCCCGGACCGCGATGGTCCGAGGTCATTGGAATTACATCGTCGTACTTCAAAATCGCGGCAAGAGAACGATACGTAAGGTTGAGGCCCGCGCGACGGTCTATCCCACCCTCCTGAAATGGCTGAAAATCATCAGGCTGGGTAAGTGTGCTTTTCTTTTCTAGTTTGGCAAGGATGTGCAGTGTTTGCGCGTTGCCTTCAAACCCGCCATGTTCGCGCATGCACTCGTCTAACGCTTCTTCACCATTGTGACCAAACGGAGGATGGCCAAGGTCGTGAGCCATTCCTGCGAACTCGACAAGATCTGGATCAATCTTCTGACTCTTTGCCTTGAAGAGCGGATGCGTGGCATTCAACCTGATCGCAATCGATTTTGCGATTTGGGCGACCTCGAGAGAGTGCGTCAATCTATTTCTGAAAAAGTCGCTTTCATGGCCCGGAAAAACCTGCGTTTTACCTTGAAGCCGACGGAATGCGCTACTGTGTATAAGGCGGGCATAATCTCTTCGCCACGGGGAGCGATGGGCTTCGATCTCCCCGTGTTCAATTATCCCAGCCTCTCTCTTGCGGTCAGAGGGGCCGTAGAGTGGGTTCATCTGAAATTATTTCTCTTTGATTTGGTCACGCGAGCGCTTAGAGCGGATAGTCATTGACCATTTACCTTCAGTATCTCGGCCGATGCTTGAATGTAGAACTCGAAGCTCGTTTTCAACCACTCGAAACGCTGGGTTTTTTTCAGTCGCTCTCGTTCTACCGAGTCTGACGCTTGCACTCGTTCTGCTCAAAGTTGCCATGTCGCTCTCCCAAGCCTTGTCTGAGTCGTTAATACGAAGTTTATCGCGTTTCGTCTATTCACACTTATAGCAGGCAAGTCTTACTGGATCGTAATAGACGACTTTTTCGGTCATATTCGCGATGCGCGTGCTGATGGTCATGTCATTCATGTCTTCGCTCCTTTCATTTGGTGCTGCTCATTGCCATGAGCAACTCATTTTTAAATTTACCGTCCGCCAGGGCGAGACATCGCGCTTCGATGGCCACACAGGCTGCCATCGGCCGCACGGTCGTAGTAGGAGTAGCAGTTGCCGGGATACGTTCTCGTAGGGTAGCCGCTCCCACAATTGTTGTTGGCGCAAACAGCGACTGCCGTCCCGACCAGCGCAACAGCAACCAAAGCGGCTGCTGCCGCATCCTGGTTCCTCACCATTTCCGGACATTGATAGAACTGCACGCCGCGCCGGCTGAGTTCCTTGGCGAGGTCCTGCTGAAATGCTGGGTCTTGGCTTTGCAAGTATGTGCGACAGAGCGTCGGTTTATCGATCGACTTTGGATTGGCGTTGAATGCCTCACGCGACGTGGTGCATGCGCTCAAGGCACACGAAATGAATAGGGCGCTGAGCACCCGCAAATATACAATTGTCAAAAAAAGCCCCCAATAACGTCCCCGCGATTAGAAAAACACGCAGAGAGATTGGAGTCGAGTCTACTCAACTAGAATTTTCATTAGGGGACGAAAGAAACCCTCTGGCGGAGAGCAGTGGTCTCACACCCGACTCCAGCGGCTCGACGCGCATTTGCAGTTGGGTCGCAGCTCCCTATCGACGGGTAGGGCTGAGATCGATCCAGACCTTAAGCGTTAAAATCCCCGTGATGAGACTGGCCGCAGGTATCCCCAGATAGATCATTGGTGCAAAAAGCATCATGCCGGGGGTGTCGCAAGCGCCAAGTGATCCACAGGCCATGTGCGAGCTTACGGCATAGTAAGTGAGATACGCAATCAATCCAGTGCCAGCTATGCCGCTTGCAAGCCGCCCCAAAAACCGGCCGATGAGCCATAAGATCAGCGCTGTCGGTACCGCGAAGAGCAAAAGCATAATCCCGCCAATCACAAGCGTCGCAAAACCAGCAATGACAAGGCCTTCCATTTAATTCCCCGTAGCTACGAAGCCCGATATATACTGTCGTTAGCGTAAAACTGAAATATCGGCTGTGCCTGCTCACTGAGCGAACAAGTGGCCCGCACCTACGACAGTTTGCGTTCTCGCACCAGTTGTGTCTCGCGGATGCCAAATTTTGCCACCTCAGCATAATCCCAATGGTTAAAATTGAGGGGTGTGGAAAGCCGGGAAAAGCTCGGCCTCAGACTCGCATTTCAGGTGGGAAAAGGATGAAATCGCGAGAGGAGGTGGGCCATGAATCTCACTTATCATGCGAAGTATGCGCGCGTGGCTGCCCAATCCAGGGAGCGCGCGCGCAAAACTGGTTATGTCGGACACAACAAGCTGTGGTCTGAGGCTGAGCACGAGATAGTAAGAAAGCTTGCCCCGGACTACGACGCGATGGAGAAGGCGCTGAACCGAACCCGCGGGGCCATAGGTTGGAAGTGCGCGCAAATGGGGCTGAGAAAGCCGGCGCATCAATGGACCGCAGCAGAGATATCAAGGCTTCGGAAACTTTACCCGTCGGGGAGCATCAAAGATTTATGTGAAGCGTTCCCACACTCCAGCATAGTCAACATACGGTATGTTGCCCGCTATCATGGGATGAGAAGAAGTCGCAAGCCATACAAGGCTACAGGCATACCACTCTTGGATGAGATACGCCTACGCTGCTTTGAAATTGGGTGGACCATGATCGACCTTGATAAAGCGGCTAAGACGAAGAAGTATTTCCGCAAGTCGGAATGGTTTGGGAAGAACCGGATAAATTACAAGCATCTCGGGCGAGCTATTGAGGCGCTTGACGGCTTCGTTCAGGCAGAGTGGCGCGAATACGATGATTGAGGTTGAGTTCCAGACCTAGACGAAAACCCGCCAGCAGCCTCGTACTGCCAGCGGGTTCTCAACTTCGCGCCAATTGGCGCGAAGTTCAACGTGCCCAATCGGGCACTTTGATCAAGCCGCACATTTGAGCGGGCTGAACTTGTGGACCATTGTCCCGACGTTCTCGATCTCCGTAAAGGAGGCGCAGATCAATTGCACCAATCAATGCGCATATTAAAATCTGCCATCTGCTTTCCTTGGAGACTTACACTAATCGTCCCAGTAGTTGACCTTAACTGGCGGATCACCTTCCGGGTCATAAAGCGGGTCTGGATCGGCGAAAAGCTGCTTGGTCTCTAGTGATGCTTGGATTGTTTCCACACTGGTTTGCTCTTCAAGGTGCTTCAGACGCTGTTCCGCCCACTCCAGCATGCGCCGGTAATCGTCCGGGACGTCTTCGCTGGTAGGAACAGTCGCAAGGGTGTCGCGCAAATCGTCCGCCTCACGGCGAGCATCGGTAATACCTTGCAAAAAGGCAAGGCGGTCGCTTTCACGCTTCGTACGCTGCTCTGCCATTTTCCTACGAGATGCCATATGCGCTCGACGCGCAGCCTCCTGGCGATTTCGCTCATCGTTTTCGCGCGCGGCGACATGCGCGATCCGATAGTTCTCTACAATTTTGGCTAGATGGTCCTCGATCGTTTTGGCCTCGGTATCACACCACTCCGTTTTGATCCCAGCACCTGGGCCGTAAAAGTGTAACCTCAATCTCCCCACATGCACGTACGTGAAGTGCTGCCAGCCACTGCGGGATATCTCGACTTGTCGCTTTCTCGGAGCGTCAATAGTGAAGCCCAATGTTGTCCCATCTTTCGCGAAGCCCAGCCTGGCGGACGTGGCAGCAAACGCAAAACCATAAGGTTCGAGTTCAGTGCAGAGGCTGTTTAAAATGGCGCCGACGCGAGGCACGTCTTTTGGGGTAACTTTTGCGCCCTTCAGTGAAACGTACCCATCTCGATCGATCTCACGACTTCGGAGTTCAGCCACAAAGGATTGGACTTCAGATCTAAGCTTTCCTGTATGCATTACGACGGGCCGCTCGTCTTTGCCTTGGGATGTGGGAGGAGATTTTCGTGGTTGAGGCTGCGCAGGAGGAAATTTTTCAGCTGGAGAAGGCTGACGCAGACGCTTGTTCTCATCCTCCATTTCTCGCAGAGCAGTCTCGAGAATTTGGGTTACGTAAGGGCTACGGGTGCTCGCCGGCTTGGTGCCAATGTGCACCGTATGGAGAGCTGTATTCTCGACCGCTCGCAGCGGCGTTCGCTTGACAGTTTGCCCGGCGTCAATTTTTGCCCAATACCCCCTCGATGGCGCTGGAATTAGATATCGCTCGCAGGTTTTTGCTAAACCTCGGTCTGATAGGCCGTACGTCTCCGCTAGCTTCTGCATAGGTGTGGACCACACCAGTTTGTAAAGCTCCTCTCGGCTCATTGATCGCTTTGGTTCATCCACAACTGCCTCCATGCTGGACAGGAGGTCACAACGCCCCCACCGGTCCTCTAAGGCATATCGGAGTAGTATTTATGAATGACGGCAATAGGCGATGCCAGCAGGTGCTCCAATAAAGCTATGCTCACTGGAACTTGGGGGCCAATACGGAAAAGGCCCTGCGATTTCTCGCGAGGCGATATAGCTGTCAATGGGTGTTTCGCGACCGCGCTTCGACGTCATTCAGATAGTTCGCTGGCGGCGGCGGGGCGACTGTCGGGAGATATTCATTGATCGCTTTTTTCAAAGCAATTTGCCATGTGCCGACATCAATAAGCTCGGCGGCTTGCTGTAGGTGATAAAGATTAAGACGGTCTCCCGCTACCATTCATCTTCAATGAGAAAAGCAAAGTTTGCGTCTTCTTCTGGACGTGCGTTGAGAATTTGCGGCATTTCTCGCACTGCCTGTGGCTGGCCGGACGCCAAAAAAAGGGAAACCCGCTTGCCGTATCGAAACAGCCAGCGGGTCTCAACCTTTACCCCCTCCCACAAGGGCGAGCGAACAAAAGCACATCAAATGAATTATGACAAGATCAAGGCGACCATATTGTTGCGGTAGAAGACTCTGTTTGCCAGTTTAGCGGCGGATGGCAGAGAGTAACCACTTCCGTATGCCGCTCGTAAGGGGAGCGGTAAGACACGATATTCTCGTTGCAGCGTAAGGGCGCGCCGGCAGCATACACATTTGCAACGGCACGTGGATGATGGTGCACTTTGTATTTCGGGGCCGTTTCCCTTCCGTAAGTGATCATGTCGGCAGCGAAAGAGGCAGCCGGGATGGACAGGACGGCAAATACGGCAACCACACAAGTTCGTCTGAGATTTATGGACATGAGCTATCCCCTCGCGTTGAACAACGCAGGAAAACGCGATGCGCCCGGAAGCTGTTCCCTGTGCCAAATGGTATTTTCACGGGGTGACAAAAAAATGCCCGCTCGCGGCGGGCAATTCAGAGGGGAACTGGGGTTAGGAGCCTCGCGTCAAGAACGGATATCCCCGCCATAAGTTCCGCCTGATTACATGTCGCCCGATAAAAATCATGCACGACAAGCCGACAGACCGGGAGCGGCGTCCTCATAAGAAGACGAAATAACTGTGTCCTGGGAAATTTTGGAGCGGGCGAAGGGATTTGAACCCTCGACCCCAACCTTGGCAAGGTTGTGCTCTACCCCTGAGCTACACCCGCTCAAATCCATCGGTCCGGGGTAGTACGC